TGACTTTGGTAAACAATTAGCTGAAAAATACGGTCTACCTACTGAACCTAAATCAGTACAAATTGGGGTACGCTTTGAAGCACCACAAAAACACTTCCAAAAACTAATCGATGTATCTTATGATTTCAAACTTTATCGTAAATTTGAAGATGCTGGCGTATCGCTTCGCTCTTTTTGTACAAACAATAATGCAGCTTATGTGGCCGTAGAGCAAACATATGGAGACCACAGTTACAATGGTCACGCTAAAAAAGACGAGGCATTTAGAAACGATATGACCAATTTTGGTATCTTGATGGAAATTAATGGTATTAAAAATCCATTTGAATGGTCAAGAAATGTAGTGCAATCTGTAAACAAAGAAGGTACTGGTTTATATTATAGCCCATCTCGTAGACCATCAACAACATCTGAAGGTGTAAATGTATCTGCTATACAAATTAATAGCCAAGAACTAGATACAGTTAGAGAACAATTTGAAGGATACTTTCAATATATAGACGATTTTATTGCTGATATGAAAAAAGTATTCCCAACATTACAACATGATTGGGGTATTTACATACCCGAAGTCAAATATTTATCACCAGAACCATTAGTAAATTATAATAATTTAAGTTTAACAAAGTATGGAAATGTTCACTTCGTCGGAGACGCTCTCTCAGCTCGAGGAATTACTGTCAGTGGAGCACAAGGAATCTACGTTGCCGAAGACCTTATCAAATAGTGAACTAGGCGATATGCTTGAGGCTGTTGATTTATATTTTCTAATGAATTATGATTCAATGGATTTCTATAAGAAAGGCAAGCAAGAAGAAATAAAATTATTCTTAGATTTACGTAGTGAGATTTTAAGTAAATACAAGGGCGATGCAGACGCCTAATATTTATATATACACTTTAATTATCTCTAATGAGCGAAAATATAATTCATATAGCAATAGCTTTAATTTCTGCATTTGGTAGTGTTGGGGCTTGGAGGTTTTATGAAACAAAAGTTAAACTAAAATCCCGTAAAGAAGGGAATCCACAACAAGCCAACGAAAACTTTATAAAAGATTTACAGGCTAGGGTGGCTAAATTAGAATCATTACTGATTGAATCATCTGAAGAAAAAGATGAAATGCGTAACATTATCACAAATCTATCCTCAGATTTATCTGCTCTAAAGGTTAAAATATCTTATCTTGAAGAAGAAAATACCTTTCTTAAAGGAAGAAAATCGCGAAAATAGTTGGCTACCCAGGAGACTTGTCGTATATTTACCACGTATTAATAATTAAAAATAAAGGTTATGTCAAATTACTTAAAAGATCTTATTCAAGATGCAAGATTAGAATTAACTGAATTCTACACAACTGAATTAGTAAACAAATTAGATACTAAACAAGTTGCCCAATTACATGATTATCATTTTGATTCTGTTTGTTATTTATTACCTGAACAAATGATTCAATATGAAGATGAATTTGAAAGATTCTTAAATGATCTCGTTTGTGAGTACTCAATTACAAATTTTTATAAACCTAGCTTGTCTATCTAAGACAAGTTTTGTATATTTACACCTAATTTAAATGTTATATATGAGAAAAGTAAAAGAAGATTTTTCAACCCGTACAATTACCACTCCTGAAGGTATTACTATTACATTTTTTAACAAGAAATTTCATAATTGGAATGGTCCTGCTATAAGATATAATGATGGTAGTAAGAGAAAACCAGAATATTATCTATATGGTATTCAAAGAACTAAAGAAGAATGGATAGAATTTAGAAGAGATCGTAATGGTGTTCCACCAGATAAGAATCCACAAGTTCAATCAAGATTTTAATATATGAAAAAAACAGCAGTAGTTGTATCGGGTTATTTTAACCCGGTACATAAAGGTCATTTAGAATTATTCCAACAAGCTAAATCCTTGGGGGATTTTCTAATTGTAATTGTTAATTCAGATTTACAACGTGAATTAAAGGGTTCTAGGGAATTTATGTCAGAAGATGAAAGATTGCTTTTAGTAGAAGCTTTGAAACCAGTAGATTTTGCATTAATTTCAGTAGATAAAGATAAAACACAAAATCAAACATTAAAAGAAATATTTGCAATGTTTGGTAGAGGGTTTAATTTGATTTTTGCTAATGGTGGTGATCAAACTAATCAATCTATACCAGAAGCAGATACCTGTAAATTTTTAAATATAGGTTTAACAGATGGTTTAGGTAAAAAAATTCAATCTAGTAGTTGGTTATTAAATAAATTATAGTATGAAAATAGGTTTATGTGGTACAATGAGTGTAGGTAAAACTACATTAGTAAATGAATTAAAAAAGTTAGGTCAATTTAAAGGTTATGAATTTGCTACTGAACGTAGTGAATATTTGCGTGATTTAGGTATTCCATTGAATACTGATTCAACATTAAATGGTCAAACTATATTTTTAGCAGAGCGTGTTGCTGAATTGATGAAAGAAAATATTATAACTGATAGAACTGTATTAGATGTTATAGCATTTACTAATTTGGCTGAATCAATTGATTTTAAAGATAAAGAATATTTTGAAGATTATGCTAGAGTATTTGTAGGTCAATATGATTATATATTTTATATTTCTCCTGAAGGTACTGTTATGGAAGATAATGGTGTTAGAGAAACTGATTTAGAATATAGAGAAGAAATTGATAGAGCTATTATTAAAGCAATGAACACTTATGGACATAGATGTAAAAATGTACATATGTTAAAGGGTACAACACCTGAGCGAATTGAGCAAATGCTTGGAGTAATTCAATTTTAAATATTTATAATAAAATATATATCATGCAAGATAATTTTAGTATTCGTAGTTGGAAAAACGAAACTGTACATAAAGAAGAATACGATGCTGGTGCTGCTAAAGTAAAAGAACAAGACGAGCTAGAAGATGACGATATTGAACTTGAAATCCCAGGTGACGAAAGTACAGCTACAGTAGACAAAACTGTACAAGCTAAAGCAACTAAACAAGATCAAGTAATTCAAGCATATAAAGATATTACTGCTAAAATGAAAGACACTTTAGAAAAATATAAAGCAGCAGAGGGTGATGATAAAGAAGCAGCTAAAGAAGAACTTAAAACATTAACTCCTGAATTTCAGGCAGCTAAGAAAAAATACGAAAAACTAAAAGGCGTTAAGCTTTGAATCGAATAAATACGATTATAATATGCATAACAGCACTGGCTATATTTTTTATATTAAAACAAGAAAGTAAACCAGATGTTGATATATCACAGTACGAGACTGAGATTAACCTGTTGCAAATTCAATTAAATGAGTTACAAGAGGCTAATGACAGTTTAGCTACTATAGAAAAGGAACTAGAAAGTAAAATTGCTTCTTACGATGTTACGATTAAAAATTTAAAAGGTCAAATAAATGTTATTAAACGTGAAACAAAAGCTAAACTTGATTCTGTTGATAAGTTTGGTGATGATGAGTTGGAAAGGTTTTTCGCAGAACGATACCGTCAGCTCTACGATTCAATTAAAAAAGCCAATAGCGAAACTGGTAATTAAAGATTTAATCCAGTTTGATGGCTTATCTAAGGAAATGCAGGCAATGCAAGAAATCCTTAATGAGACTAATAGTAAATTAAATACCCAAGGCGAATTGGTTGCTAATTTAAAAACACAAGTATTAAATTACCAATCCCAAATGGAGAAACAAGGAAACCAATTAAAATCTCAAAAGAACGCTACCATCTCTCTACAAAAGTCTTTAAAAAAAGAAAGGCGTAAAACTAAACTGTATCAAATAGGTTCTGCAATTGGAGGTGGAGCCGTACTTTTACTATTGATACAAAACTAGATGGCTGAAGATTTAAAAAGTATAATAAAAAGCGAATTTATAAAATGCGCCCAAGATCCGGTGTATTTTATGAAAAAATATTATACTATTCAGCATCCACAACGTGGTAGAATTAAATTCAATTTATATCCTTTCCAAGAAAAAGTCCTTAAGCATATGCACAATGAGGACTATATCATTATAAATAAATCACGTCAGCTAGGTATATCAACATTATGTTCTGCATATGCTTTGTGGATGATGTTGTTTCAAAAAGATAGAAACGTACTGTGTATTGCAACTAAGCAAGAGACAGCCAAAAACATGGTAACAAAGGTACGATTTGCCTATGATAATTTACCACAATGGCTTAGGATAAAAACAGTCGAACACAATAAACTATCACTACGCCTAGCAAACGGATCACAAATTAAAGCTACAGCAGCAAGTTCAGATGCTGGACGATCAGAAGCAGTATCTTTGCTACTAATTGATGAGGCAGCTTTTATTGATGGAATTGATGAGATATTTGCCTCAGCTCAACAAACCCTAGCTACTGGTGGTGGATGTATCGCACTATCCACTCCATATGGTACTGGAAACTGGTTCCATTCAACATGGGTTAAAGCAGAAGCAAGAGAAAATACATTTTTACCAATTAGGCTACCATGGACTGTACATCCAGAGCGTGGCCAAGATTGGAGAGATGAACAAGACATT